TGAGAGGCGTATTGCTGAAGCTGAAGCAGAACTAGAAGAGATCTCTGCGTCAGAAGAAAATGCAGAAGTAGAAGAAGAAAAAACAGAAGCCGTAGAAACAAAAAGTAAAGAACCTGAAACAGGGGAGGAACGCACATATAAAAAACGGTATGATGATATTCGTAAACTCCAAAGCAATACTGCAGAAGAGTTAAAGGTTTTAAAGGCTCAACTAGAGAATGCTAAAGAGCAAGGACTAGTTAAGCCCCCTAAGTCAGATGAGGATATTCAAGCTTGGGCAGACAAGTATCCAGATGTTGCTGCTATTGTGGAGACTATTGCAGAAAAGAAAGCTCAAGAGAAGTTTAGCTATGCAGAGGATCGTCTAAAACATATTGATGAGATGTCTGCAGAAGCAAATAGAGCTAAGTCTATGGATACTATTCGTGACTCTCATACAGACTTTGATGATTTAAAGGACAGTGATGAGTTTCATGATTGGGCAGGAGAGCAACCTAAGTGGGTGCAGGATGCTTTGTATGAAAACCAAGACGATCCTCGCTCTGTAATACGTGTTATTGACTTATACAAATCAGATAAAGGTATGGATAATAAATCACGTAAAAGAGCTAGTAAAGATGCTGCAAAAGCTGTAGTAAATAAAAGGGCTAGTAAGCCAGATACTGCAGACCTAGAAGGTTCTTACAGTGAATCCCAAGTCAAACAAATGTCTGACAAGGAATTTGAAAAGAACATGGACGCAATTATTGAATCTCAGCGTGTAGGAAAGTTTGTTTACGATCTTTCTGGTGGCGCAAGATAAATAATTAAAATAAACACTTGACACCCGTAGTTTTTCAAGTATAACTATGGGTGTTACTACCACTAAAGATAAAGCCTTACTTTTCAGTAGCTACCTTTATCCTTAGTAACTATAAGCAAAACATTTTAGTTAAGACCTACCTGAACAACTATAGGCCCGTTTAGTAACGCTACCCTAGAAAGTACAGCCTCTTGAATCTAACTGTTTTAGCTTAATTAAACCTAAGCCAAAAACATTCAATGGAGGACATACTCATGGCTTTTACAACCGCAACGGGTTATGGGAATTTACCAAACGGTAATTTTAGCCCAGTAATCTATTCTAAAAAAGTACAACTTGCATTCCGCAAGTCTAGTGTCGTAGGCGCAGTAACGAACTCTGACTATTTCGGAGAGATTTCTGCTCAAGGCGATACGGTTAAAATAATCAAAGAACCCGAAATTTCTGTCTCGCAGTACGCGAGGGGTACGAACGTTCAGGCTCAAGATTTAGAGGATGCCGATTTTACATTAGTCATTGATAAATCTAATTATTTTGCCTTTAAGATGGACGATATTGAGGAAGCGCATTCTCATGTAAACTTCATGCAGCTTGCAACTGATCGTGCTGCATATCGTTTAGCTGACAACCATGACCAAGAAGTTCTTGCTTATATGTCAGGTTACAAGCAGTCTACTTTGCATAGCAAAGGTGATACTCTTAATACTACTGTTAATGGAACTAAAGCTGTTTCTACTGCAGGGTCAAATGAGTTGCTTTCATCTATGCAGCTTCACAAGGGAGATTTTGGGAATATAACTACTACGTCTGCTGGCACTCACTCAATTCCTGTGACTGCTCGTATGCCGGGTGCTACTTCACTCCCAACTGCTACCGTTTCACCTGCGATGATTGTTTCACGCATGAAGCGTTTGCTAGACCAACAGCAAGTTGACACACAAGGTCGCTGGCTTATAGTTGATCCAGTATTCATGGAAATTCTTGCAGATGAAGATTCACGCTTCATGAACGCAGATTTCGGTGAATCAGGTGGGTTGCGTAACGGTTTGACCGTAGCAAACTTCCACGGTTTCCGGGTATACTCTTCTTCCAATCTTCCTGCACTAGGAACTGGACCGGGTACATCAGGTACAGCTAACCAGCTGACTAATCTGGGAGTTATCGTAGCTGGGCATGATTCTGCTGTAGCAACTGCTGAGCAGATCAACAAAACTGAAACATATCGTGACCCTGACAGCTTTGCTGACATTGTTCGTGGTATGCACCTTTACGGTAGGAAGATTCTTCGCCCAGAAGCAATCGTTACTGCTCGTTATAACGCAGCTTAAGGGAGATATAAACTATGGCTACTTATGACATGACTTCCAGTGATACTGCTGGTGTTGGAGCAAACGTTCTTGCTGTTCCAACAGTAGTTGGTAACACTGTACGGACTATTGAAGCAATACTAGATATTGATGCAATGGTAACGGCTGGTTACTCTGGCGCAGATGGGGACATCTTTCAATTACTTGAAGTCCCCGCTGAATCAGTAGTAGTTGCTGCTGGTGCAGAAATCATGAAGTCCTTTACAGGTTCTTGTACTTGTAATATTGACTTTGCTGGTGGAGATGACATCATTGACGGTGCTGCTCTTGACGCTGCAGCTGGTACATACCTTGTAAAAGGTAGTAACGGCGAAGCTAACATAGTAAACACTGGCGCAGCTTCTACTTTTGCTGCTGCTGCACTTGCCTGTGTTGGCGCTGCAGATACCATTGATGTAGTTATCGCTGGTGCTGCACCTGCAACTGGACGCTTACGTGTCTATGCAGTAATTGCAGATGTTTCATCGGCTCAAACTGAGGCAGCAGTTGCCCAGCGTGACTTGCTGTAATACTACAATAAACTTTGGGGCTGGCTTTACGCTGGCCCCATTGCTGCATCTAAAGGGGTTATAATGGCACTCACGTTTCTTACATTAACAAACGAAGTTATTACCCGTATGAATGAGGTGCAACTTAGCTCTTCTAATTTTACGGACGCTAGAGGCGTACAAGTACAGTGTCAAAATGCTGTCAACGAATCTATTCGACATATTAATCAAAAAGAATTTGCATATCCTTTTAATCATGCTACTAATTCTTCTACTCTAGTTCCCGGTGTAGTACGTTATAGTTTACCTACAGATGCAAAACATATAGATTACAACACTGCAAGAATAAAAAGAGATACAGATTTAAGTTCTTCTGGCACTAATTTATTAAAGCTTGACTACAATGAATACATTAGTAAAGACTTTTCAAACCAAGAAGATGAAGTTGTTTCTACAACATTAGATGGTTCACATACAGATTCTGTAACTACACTTACTTTAACTTCAAGCACAGGTTTTGACGCTTCTGGCACTGTTTTTGTAGGAAGTGAAGAAATTACATATACTGCAGTATCAGGCAACACTCTTACAGGGTGTACAAGAGGTGCTAATAGCACTACAGCCGCTGCATATAGTAGTGGAAAGACAATCACACAATTTGATAATGGAGGTGTACCTAGACATATTGTGCGTACACTTGACAACAATTATCTTTTATACCCTTTTCCAAATAAAGAGTATACATTAGTCTTTGACTATTTTACCTTTCCTTCAGATTTATCTGCACACGGTGATACTACTACAATACCTGACAGATTTAAACCTGTTATTACAGATGGTGCTACTGCTTTTGTTTACCAATACAGAGGAGAGATGAACCAATATCAAATAAACTTTGAGAGGTTTGAGCAAGGCATTAAAAATATGCAGAGCTTACTTATCAATAAGTTTGAGTATGTTAGGTCTACAGTGATACATAGGCCAACAGGTTCTAGTGTTGGGTCAATGATGTAATGCCAGATAGCTCTCAAATACAGCCATCCGCATTTAACTGTGAGGGTGGTTTAGTACTAAATCGTTCTAGCTTTTTAATGCAACCGGGAGAGGCTTTAGTTTTAGAAAACTTTGAGCCTGACGTTGAAGGTGGCTACAGGAGGATGAATGGTTATCGTAAATTTGTTAATCATATTGTACCACAAACATCTTCTGCTTCTGAAAAGATAATAGGAGTTGCTAACTTTGCAAATAAAGTAATTGCAGGTAGAGGTGAAAAGTTATTTAGAGCAGCATCTACTGAGTTATCTATAGCTATATCTTCAAGCGAAACAATGTCAGGCTCTGGCATTATTAAAGTAGATTCAGTCACAGGGTTTGATGCTAGTGGTACATTACAAATTGACAATGAGATCTTTACATATACAGGTGTAAGTAGCACTGTTAATCCTAATCAATTTACAGGTGTAACTAGAGAGGCTTCTAGTACAACTGCAGCTGCTCACATAGGTAGATCTACTGTTTCTTCTTCATGGACAGAAATTGATACAGGAAGAACTAGTGCATCTAAGTATAACTTTGAACGTTTTAATTACAACGGTACGGATAAAATTATCTTTGTTGATGGAGTAAATGCCCCTGTAGTATTTGACAGTTCTTTTAATGCTACAGATGTAAGTACAAGTTCAGTTTCAGGATCTAAGTTTGTAGCATCATTTAAAGATCATATGTTTTATGCTGGTAAAAGTACTACACCAGAAGAACTTATATTTAGTAAGCCATCAGATGAAGATGATTTTTCAGCGGCTGATGGTGCAGGTAGTATTAGAGTAGACGATACTATAACAGGACTTAAAGTATTTCGTGATGGGTTATTTATATTTTGTGAAAACAGAATATTTAAACTTACAGGGGTAGGTGAATCAACGTTTGCAATTATTCCTGTTACTAGAAGTATTGGCTGTCTTAATGGAGATACCATACAGGAATTTGCAGGTGACTTAGTATTCCTTGGCCCTGACGGATTGCGTACTGTAGCGGCTACTGCAAAGATTGGTGATACAGAGCTTGGTACAATTAGTAAAAATGTACAGTCTCTCTTTGATGCAAACATTAGAGACTCCGCATTATTTGAGAGCGTAGTTATAGCTGACAAGACACAGTACAGAATATTCTTTACTAAAGATGGTCAAGCAGAAGGAATTACAAGGGGTGTAGCTTGTGTTATGAAAGCAAACGGTTATGAGTTTTCTGAAATACGAGGAATAAAACCTACAGCTACAGATACTTTTGTAAGTGCCGGAGATGTTATTGTGCTTCATGGAGACTTTAACGGTTTTATACAGAGGCAAGAAAAGGGTAACACATTTGATGGTACTCCTATATTAGGAAAATATAGAAGCACTGACTTGGCTTTTGGTGACACTGGTATCAGAAAACATATGCAAAGGGTTATTATTAACTATAAACCTGAGTCAGCTATTGACGCTGAGTTATTAGTAAGATATGATAATGAAAACTCTGACTCTACTAGACCTGCTCCTTACACTTTAGATTCTGCTGAAGTTGCTGCACAGTTTGGTACTGCTCTTTTTAGTAATGTAAATAGTGCAGTTAGATTTGTTTTTGGTGGACCTTCACAGCCTCTTATAAGACAAGCTGTAGAAGGTTCAGGTTTTTCTGTAGTACTGAGAATAAATGATGGTGGTGAATCTGCACCGTATTCACTTAAAGGCTTTCAGCTAGAATATCAATTAGGAGCTAGACGTTAAATGGGCGCTACATACACAAGACAGTCAACCTTTACTGATGGCGATGTTATTACCGCTGATCTGTTTAATAACGAATATGATCAGCTTCTAGCTTCCTTCGCCTCTAGTACAGGTCACACACACGATGGTACAGCTGCAGAAGGTGGACCAATCACTAAACTACTAGGTGATACTATTACATTAGGTACAGCTGCAGGAGATATATCTCTTGTATTTGATGGTGGTACTAATGACGGTACATTAAAGTGGATGGAAGACGAAGACTACTTTGAGTTTTCTGATGACATACTAATTGCTACTACTGAGAAGATACAGTTTCGTGATACTGGCATATACATTAACTCATCTGCTGATGGTCAACTTGATCTCGTAGCTGATACAGAAATACAGATTGCAGCTACTACTATTGACATAAATGGTGCTGCA